CATTCACACCATCTGAGCGCGCAGAAGTTGATAACACTGCAACACCACAATCAGTATCTGACGCCAATGCAGTCAGAGAAAAATCATCGCTGGTTGAACAAATCACGGGTGCAAGGTCACCACTCGCATCAGTGGCTTCATCGGTGTCAGATAATTCAGTTAAAAAGGTTTTTAGCGCAAATGCATCTACTGCTTCTACCAATGGTGCATATGTGTCTGCGCCCACCGACGATACTGCATCTGTTGCTGCTCGTGGCTCTACACAAACTGACAGAACTTCTGGTAGCGGCCCTGCTCTTGTAATTACTGCCAGAAGAGGCCAACCCGGCGCAGAGCGTGTTGAGTTAATCCCCGGTTCCAATGGTGGTGCTAATTCAGGCCAATAAATATAAACAATCATAGGAACATAAATGGCAGAGAAATTTTTTAGGAACAAAGGCCGTCCGGGTAATTTTAAATTAGACCGGGGTGGTGCACCAACCGAAGGTGGACCATTTATTGGCGAAGTCAGAAACAATTCTGCCCCAACTCGTTCTGGGCGCTTGCAAGTTTTCATCGAAGAATTTGCTGGAGACGAAAAAGATGATCCATCGCTTTGGAGAACAGTAAGCTATTTGTCTCCATTTTTCGGTGTCACGGAACAAAGTGGAACAGGTGCTGGGGTAGGTGACTATGTAGGAAACCGCCATTCATATGGTATGTGGTTTACCCCACCAGATATCGGGACCAGAGTGCTTTGCTTTTTTGCTAACGGTGACCCAAATCGTGGCTTTTATGTTGGGTGTATTCCAGCACCCGGCTTGTCACACATGGTGCCAGCAATTGGATCATCAGAAAATCTAAAAAACAATAACACACAACAAGATAAGCTTTTCAAGAACTCATCTCGTTTGCCTGTTACCGAAATCAATAGTGACAATCCCGAACTTTCAGAAGACCCACGATTTTTTGACAGTGAAAAACCAGTGCACTCTTATCTTGCCGGTGTAATGTTTCAGCAAGGTCTGATCAATGATAGAGTCAGAGGCCCGATTGGTTCAAGCTCACAGCGCGAATCACCTTCTACAGTGTATGGCATATCTACACCCGGTAGACCAATTTATCAAGGTGGTCTGTCAGAAGCTGATATTAAATCAAAACTCGAAAAGGGTGAAGTCAGCAACGATAAAGTAAAAGTTATTGGCCGTCGTGGCGGACATACATTGGTCATGGATGATGGTGACATCGAAGGCAAAGATCAACTTCTGAGGCTTCGCACTTCAAAGGGTCATCAACTGCTATTTTCAGATGATGGCGACTGCATACATCTTATTCATTGCAATGGTCAGTCATGGATTGAACTAGGCAAAGAAGGCACAGTTGATGTGTATGCAACAAACTCCATCAATCTAAGAACCGAAGGCAACATGAATTTCCATAGTGGAAAAAGCATGAACTTTTACAGTCAAGAGTCTGTGAATATTGTTGCCAAAACAAAGTTACAGATGGAATCAGAAAGTGCTATCAATGTGATTTCTCAGGGTGAAACCAAGATGCACAGCAACGGTGGATTTGGCATACTTTCAAATACCACATTTTCACTGCTAAGCTTGGGTTCAATTACTCAATCAACATTTGGTTCTATGTCGCTGTCTGGCACCATCATTGATTTGAATGGTGGTTCTTATGCTTCTGTGTTGCCACCACAGCCTATTCAAAGAACATTGTTGCCTGATGTTGAATATGACCCAGAAGAAGGCTGGCGTGTGATCGTTGACAAGACACAAAGTATTGTTGACCGTATGCCAACTCACGAACCATACCAAGCACACAATCAAGGTGTTAACGTAACAGTTGCTATGGCACCAGCCGCAGCACCCCTGCCATTGCCTGTGCCAGCTTCAGTGAGTTCTGCATTGAGTGGCATTGCAGGCGTGAATCTGGAACTTCCGATTAACGCCACAGACTTTATCACACAAGCCAAGGCTATTTCTAATATCGGGCCAATTTCTGTAGACCAAGTATCTGGCATGATTGCACAACAAGCAAAACAGATTGGTCAAGCAGTCACTGACATCACAGAAAAAGGTATTGGTAAGTTTGGCTTTTCAGTAGATCAACTAGAAGACATTGGTCTAGTAAAGCCCGGAACAGCAGCACTTGCAGCAGCAACCCAAAACATATCTGAGTTTATGAAGTCACCACAGATTTGGTCTGGCGTCGATGGCATCAAGGGAATCAATGATCTTTTGGGGTCTGATAAGATTCAAGATCAGCTTCAAGAAAAACTACTGTCTCTGAAGTTCACCGAACTTGACACACAAGGGATTCTAGACTCAATTCCAAATACTTCTGACATTGCTGGCCTTGTTCAGTCTGCTGCTTCATTTGGCACAGAAAACGTAGCTGCGTTAATAAACGGCAAACTTGATTCTATTGTCGGTGGTGCACTAGGTAGTGTGAACGAGGTAATAGGCAAAATCAACTCTGTAGCCAAGCTTGTTGGCTTTGCAGCAGATTTTGTTGGATTCAAGCTACCGGGTTCGCTCAAGAAAGCCAAGCGTGTGGTTGGGTATGTTGGAAAAACAGTCAGAGGTGGCGTTGATAGCAGTGTAACGGAAATCATTGGCAACGACAAGGTTCCAAAGATTAAATATTAAAGGACAACAACAATGACAACAGAATTCAAAGGGTATTCAACCATCGACAACAAAAAGTTGTCATTGAGTGGATATGAACTTGTCAAGCGAGATTTTCTAAATGCCATCAATATTCTGCCCGGTGAAATTCCGGGTCGGCCCGCCTATGGGTCACTGATTACTCAAATGGTATTTGAGCAAATGACTGGTGAAACAGTTGAACTAATCGAACAAGAACTTATTCGAATTGCAAACGATGACCCTCGCCTTCGTATAGACAACATAGCAGTTTACATCGCAGACCATTCAATCTTGGTAGAACTAGATATGCAAGTTATTGGTGCTTCACCTGAGCGTCTAGCAATTCAGTTTGATGAAAACATGAGGTCTGCCACCTATATGTGAAGAACGCAGCGTCTAAAAAACACCGCGCTTCCCCTCCAGTGAGGGGAAATTTTCCTGATTCAACGATACATAACTAGACTCTGGTGTCACCAGAATCCCCGCTAGAGGTATCTCCACAGGCGTATATTTGGACACTTCCTTGCCCTATTTTTCCTATATCCCATCAGAAGAAATTATATTCAACATCAAGGATGAATCGCTTATATCACAGCGTCTTTAAAGACACTGTGCCTTACACGATATTTAGGTAATATTTTCTTCAAGCCCCAAAAACAGCCATATTTCCAGCATAAATAAAACAACAAGGTTGAAAATTAAATGGCTAAGACTACAAAACAAACTGCAATTTTTGGGGTAGAAGATTGGAAGAGGATATTTCAAACCTACCGTGAAGCTGACTTTCAAAGCTATGACTTTGAAACTCTCAAGAAAAGCTTCATCGATTACATTCGTGCTACCTATCCGGAAAGCTTCAACGATTATGTAGAGTCTTCAGAGTTTATTGCTCTGTTGGATGTGGTTGCCTTTATGGGTCAATCACTGGCATTCCGCTCAGACATGAATGCTCGTGAAAACTTTATTGAGAGCGCGGAGCGTAGAGACTCTGTGATTAAGCTAGCCGAAATGGTTTCTTACTCACCCAAGAGAAACAACGCAGCCAGTGGCCTACTAAAGATTTTCTCAGTCACTACCACTGAGTCAGTGATTGATCTTAATGGCAACAACCTGTCAAGTGTTACCGTAGATTGGGATGATCCAACAAACCCAGACTGGTATGATCAGTTTTCCACCATCATAAACGCTGCACTGGTTGATTCACAGCGAATCGGCAGACCCGGTGCCTCACGCGATGTATTAGGGACCAGAACAGAAGAATATTCACTCAATGTTGTTCCCGGCTTTTTGCCAGTGGTCGCATTTCAATCAACAGTTGATTCAGTAGCCATGAAGTTTGAAGTGGTTTCTTCAACCACCGAAGGCGGACGCATCTACGAACCATCACCACGCATTGATGGTATTATGAACATGTTGTATCGCAATGATCGCCTTGGGTTTGGATCAAACAACACTGGGTTCTTTTTCCAGTTCAAACAAGGCGTGCTACAAAACGAAGACGTTCGTTTATCAGAGCGTGTTGCAAACCGCGTAGTTGATATCAATATTGACGGCATCAACGACTCAGACGTTTGGGTATTCGAAGTAGATGAGCTAGGCAACCTTGGTGACCAATGGGCACGAGTAGAAGGTTTGATCGATCCAAGCGCATATCAGCGTGTTGGAAATCGCAAGTTCTTTGATATTTCATCACGCACCAATGACCAAATCAGTTTGATCTTCGGTGATGGCGTATTT